GAAATACCCCGGTAGTCGGCGTACAGAGGAACACCGCAATCCACCGCTGTGTACTCAATTGCTCCCGAGTACGGTGACAATATTTGCATATTGGCATCGTTGGATTCAGTGGCAATAAGAACCGTACCAGTCAGAGCGTGGATGGAGTTCTCGCCAAAGATAGCCAGAGCTGTACCATTCAAACTCAACAGATTGGTAATTCGATCACCAATGATGTATTGAGTCGATCCAGCTACAGAGTCAAAATTCAGAGGCTCACCAGGAATAGACACGATCACTTGACCGTTATCGTACCCATGGCAGTTATGATTTCTGTGGTACGCAATGTGCCGAGGCGTGTCTTCTGATTTAGTCAGCTCGGTGTAATACTTGTAGAAGTAATAATTGTCGTAGGTGAAAGCCGCACTTAAACCACTCACTCCATAAAAAGCAATCCAATCTCGATTGGCATAATAGTTGGCGGTAATGATCTCGTATTGAGCTCGTGCATTGGCCATCTGTTTACGACAGGGCAGCATCTGAGCTTTCATGTTGGAAGTAAAGATAGCAATCAGCGATCCACCACCCACGACCCCATCCGGAGAGCGTGCGGTTCTTAACTGCCATCCACTTTCAATTGAAGCGAGAGTGCTGGCTAATGCGCCACCCACTGTCGAATCAAGCGGAGTTACCGCGTAGGCCGTAATCACTCCCTCACCTTGAGTTCCACCACCAGGGTTGAACGTTCCAGTGAACAGTTTGTAGTAGGGAATGGTTAAGGAGAGGTCTTGTTTGGTTACCGGATCAAAGGCAAAATACTGAGTCACGCGATCTCGGTAATAAACGGTTAATTCAATCCCATACAATCGAATAATATCCGCAATCGACGTACTGGTATTCTGGATACTTAAAGTCAGTCCAAAAGTAGGATCACTCAAGACTGCAAACAGTTGTGGAACGGTGAGACCTTCCAAACCCCAAAGATCCGTCACGCCGCCTTGGATCACATCGGCAATGGCGGTAGAAACAGTGGAAACAGGGATACGTTTAGCAGGTAAAGTAGAAACTAAAGTGCCTAATACAGAACCCGTCAATTGCGCATAGATAAAGCCCGCAAAGCCGGTACTGCTAGGAGCACATCGGGCAGTAACTCGAAGACCGGTAGGAATCGCGTCCGTCGGTAATGAAATCCCAAATCCAGCGATTGAGGAATAGCTGATGCGATCATAACCAGATGCAATACCTCGAGCTTCGATATACGTCAAGTCCGAGCTGTCTCCAAGAACACTGCTCAGTGGGGCTGGCGCAGGTTTAGTCGTAGTTGTTCCACCAAAAGGGCTGGCATCACTAGAACTGGCCCCATAAATCTGAGTCGTAGCAACGAGGGAGTTGGTCGTAAGATCAAGCAGAGTAGAGGATAACGTCGTATCTCTGAACTGAGTGGCAATCCCAGCACCTGTTGTTGTGCTGTCGGTCTTAAAGGACAGCTCCCATCCCATGTCAAGCGGGTTCCATCGCTTAGTGAGCAAATCAATTGCACGCGTAGAAGTTCCCGGAGCATTGGCTTCAATAACATCATTATCCGCCAGAGCATAATAAATACCGGCTCCCCACGAATCATCCGTTAATTGGAAGTCCGTCAGAATCGCCGCATTAGCAATGGTAGTCGTAGCTGTTGCCCCGTTGGGGCGAATGAGGGTGATAGGGCCAAGGGCCGAGAACGTATTGTCGGTTGCGGTTGTGGTTTTAACGAGCATGAAGCCCGCAGCCGTAGAAGTGGTCCACGACCCGCTGGTCACTCGAACGTCGAGAACAACAGCGTCTCGAGTATCTCCGCCCGTGCCACAACGGATATGATCGCCCGGAGAGATCTCATTCGGACCACCTGTCGTAAACTGGATCTTATAGTGATCAATGATGGCGTATAACTTGCCATCGAACCAATGCAATCCATGAGCAATGATATTTTTACCTTGCTCGACAAAAGGATATATACCCCTCCTGTTGGATCGAGCATTATCATAGATGGTGTCTTGAGCACTTAAGAAGTCAGCCATTGTGCTGTAATACTCAGACGCTCTTTTAAGTCCAAGTAATGGAACAGTGATGGTAGCTCCACTGGAGGCACCGACAATGGTATCGCCCACTTGAGGGGCATAGGAGGAATCAGAGATGAGGTAGTGCAGTCGATGATTGGTACCATCCCAATAAATACAAATACCGAAGATATTGCCATTAGTATTCAGGGACTCGCCAATCTCATAGGAACCTGCCGAGGTCGTGTTGGTGACCACAATCCAGTCCCGGACATAGCAATCGTACGAACCATCATAGCGACTGATACCCTCAACAACCGAATAACCAGAGATGCTATAAGTCTCATAATTAAGGCAATCTTGCAGAGTTCCGGGTGTGCTAAAGAATCTCGACGAAACGAGATCCAATCCACCACGAAGTGGAATTACGGTTGGCTTTTCATAACCGCTTTGAGGACTTGCCATGATTAATATAGAGGTGCCGGACGGAATACAATGGGGGGACGCATTTCACGATCAAAACTCTTCTTATAGACCGTGTATCTCTCTTTCGCGGTTTCCGCGATCATGGGCTGTTGTTCGTACTCGCCGTATTTCCACACAGCGCGCCAATAGATCATGGGGTGATACTGTTGCTTCAAGATGTACGGAGTGTCCGTGTCTTCCACCATCTGGATCAGATTTAGGGTGTAATTGCCGTGCAAGTTATACACATCTCCGATAGGTGGGTAGAACTTAATCCGCCCCTGTGGGGTTTGAGTAACAAAGACCGGTAAGCTTAAGGACATGGGTCCGGTATCGTACAACTGCATGAAGCCAGCGTAGTCAATGTAATCAATGGGAATTTCATTCATTGAATTGCTGTCAGCCGTGGCTAGAGACTGAAGACGAAAGGTTTGCCACCACACATCTTCCATATCCAGTACGGCAGCATCGCCCATCTCTACCGGAGATGACAGGTCGTAGTCTCCCCACTCGATGAAACGGCACGCATAGGGAGTTCCAGAGACATTACTGATCTTCATCTGTTCTCGGAGCATCGGGACACCCGTCATATCTGAGAACTCAATGAAACCTTGTGCTGTACCTCCTGCCCAAGTGCCTCCGTTGGTGACTACCACACGAGTGATCGTACAACGAGTTCCGCTGAACTCGGAGGTCAAGATGTCCCCCACATTGGGCTGTTGCCACGAGCTGGAGGCCAGATCAAAATAGAACTTAGGCGTTATGCTGGTTGAGAACCAAGAACGCCTAAATTCCGCATCGTCATTTTCTATCTGGATCTCATCAAACGCTTGTTGAACCCAGTTCTTCATTTTTAACGTAATGCCGGTCACCCCCGTAAGAGTGATCGGCTCAGGACTGGTCATCGTTAGACCAGCCTCTCTCATCGCATTTTGAACAAGTTCAACAAAAGTCACAGGGGGATCAACTCAAGAATTAACGATTGTGAAGGATACCGAGCATCGCACTGCGAGCTTCGCGTTTCATCAGGCGATCTTGTGCGTCTGTCGTAGCATTCGCGACCAGTTCTTTCTCGGCGCGTGCAGCGGCTTCGGTATCCGGATTGTGATGGAGAACGGCATAATCTTCGGAATAGACCAGATACTTCTCGAGCTTGTTCTGCTTCCAATCCGGGGATTCGACCCAGCGGCCATGTTCTTCAACGGCGTCTTTCAATACACCAAGGAATTTCTCATGAAGGCACACCGGCACTCCACGCCGACCAACCACATTGTGACCTTGGCAATTCAGGAAGAAGGTCTCTCGACTCTTGGTCGAGAACTCTTGACTGTTCTTGAGAGAAATGCGGACGATGGCATAGCCAACCGGGCATTCAATAACTTCACCGTCCGGCAATTCAACGCTTTTGGCGTATTGCACTTTTACGGTATTGCGTTTCTTAATGCGCTCTATAATGACATTACGACTGGCCCCTTCCGGGATGTCGTTAATGCCAAACAGCTCGGCAACTTCGCGCAAGGCTGGAGCTTCTAAGCCTTTAAGGAATTCATCTTGTGACTCTTCAAAAGCTTTTGCATTCTTATCCGTAGATTTCATATTACTCATAATTGATTTTAACTGTCCTTGTTAAGATACCCGCCCCCATTACCGAGGGCGGGAATAACGTTCCATTTACTTCATTGTTATAGTTATAACTTAGTAGCCGCCACGGTCTACCTGGATAGCACCCTCGACGTCGTGGATACGAGCAAATTCCAGAGTCAAAGTCACATACCGTTCAGCCGCAGTTGCACCGTCCGAGGTCACCGTGCAAGTCAAAGCTACTTCCACTGGACCAGTGAAACCGTTACCAAGTCCGGAAGCAAACTTTTCAGTTGCTGACGGGGTCTCAGCGACGGTGATGATGCCGCCAGCTTGCAAGGTGCCATTGATGACGCTAGCCGCGACGAGCGAGGCTGCCGACGTAGCCGGAGACACGTTAGTCGTAGCAGTAGCCACGTCATACGTCTGTGCTACGCCACTCGCGTTGGTACCGGCGTACAACTTGCCCGGAGCAATCTGGATGGTCCCCAAAGTGCCTGCCAGTGTAGGAGTATTTGAGTCGAGAGCACCGCTCACAGTTAACGTGGCGCGAGTGGGAACTACACCCCAGTCGCAACGCATAAACCGCAAGGTATCCCCGGCCGTGATCGTGGTGCCAGCTGGAATACGAATCGCAGCGGTAGCAGACTCTACCGCGTCGTTCATACCAGTATTGCGCACCACAGTGCGCTTCATGATTAAGTCACTATAAAAAATTGCCATGTAATTAGTCTCCTATGTAGTTATTAAGCGGTTGCGCCAACTTCAGCACGAACCAGCCAGTTCTCATTCAAACGCAAGGAAGCAAACCACATCTTGAAAGCCACATAACCGCGTTGACCCAACGGATCGCCCGAGTCAGCACCAATCTTGCCTGGATTACGAACGCCGATTTCAGCAGCATCCATACCACGCAGCGGAACCGTACCGAACGCATCCTGACCAAAGTAGATGATCGGATAAACGTCGGCCGCACCAGAACTGTTGCGCATGCCGTTCAAGGTCGTGGAACCAGCACCCAGAATCGGTTTCAGCAAAGCTGACTTCACATAACGAGCCGTCTCACACGCACCGAGTTCTTCAGGCTCCGGATTACCGCTTGCGTACTTCTCACGTGGTACAAAGTTCGGCAAATCTCGTACATCCGGCTCTACGTCAGTATGCATCAACGCCACATAGCCTTCCGGTACAGCCATCGTGTCGTAGTTAACCGAAGGCTTAATCACTTTCGTGATCTTGTTAGCAAACTGGTTCTCTAAGAACGTGGTGATCGAACGCTGTAACTGAAGATTGATCGGTTTATTGACCTGGGTACGCAGCGTCGGGCTAGAGGTCGTCGAGCCGTAATAAACGTTGGTGCCACCGCGTATTGTTCCCCACAACAGCATTTCACGTACTTGTGCTGCGTTCTCTCCCAGCAATTCCATCTGAGTTTTCAGAACCGGATCTTCATGGGTATCTTGAATAACGTCAGTGATCTGAACCCACTTACCGAACTGTTTGAGGGTCGTTCCTACGTCTTCAAACTGGATCTGATCCGGCGGCGGAGTGACACCTTCATTTAAAGGTGTGGTCGAAATATCAAACGGAACGGCACGACGGAACTTGATCGTGAGCGTCTTGTTCTTGGGCATCTGGTAGACTTGAGCATAACGCTCAATAACCAGCTTCGGCACAGCGTGTTTCAAGAACTCCGCATAAGCAAATAAATTAGTCCGTGGTGAAATATCCATTCTATTACTTTCATCTCATTATCTGAGACTACTGACCACTTTCATGGCGGGGATAACTCTTCGGATATCCCTCTTCACTTTATTTTGTTATATGTGAAGTTTAGACTGTCGCTTCATCAAATCGATGTTCTCTCACTCAGTCGTTCACGGTGGTTGAAACCTTCCGCCCTGTCACCCGCTTCCGGGCTTCCAAGTCAATCAGAGAGAATTTTAATACAGCTATATTTAACCGTATTGCGTAAAAGTACTCATTGTTTTGTTTGTCTCTTATTAATATAGTTTTGGATTACCTTTCTCAATAGCATTGACTGCTTTTGCGAACATCCGAGCGCGCCAGCGTTCGACAGATACCGGATCGCTCGGATCAGGTTCGTCGTTATCGCCGTGAGCATTGGTGTTCATAGCAAAGCTGTTCATGGGCTTTGATGGAGAGGTGGTCCGTCTAAGGTCTTGCTGCCGTTTCTGAGCGATACGGTCAGCGTTGTTGTTGGAGGATTGTTGTGGTGCCTCAACTGGGGCTTGGGGATTCTTGTTCCAGGGTTGTTCTGGATGGTTGTAGGCCCAGTTGTGATACATTTGCAAAGCTGCTAAGGCGTCTTCGGCAGTATTGGAATTATCCACTGCACTGCGTAACGCGTTAGGCAAGGAGTTTTTAAAGGAAGTCCAGTGAGGACTTTCTATGACACGACCGTCCTTAACCAGAGGGTCGCCGTTTGGGTCAAGCTGATAAACAATTTCTTTCCAGTTCGGCATCTCACGGTCAATAACGGAAAGTTCTCCTAATTGAACTTCACGTTCCCGCTGCGTGGCCAGATATTCCTGTTGTTGCTGTACAGGGTGTAAATTCTGTTGAATGAGGCTATTAACCTGATTCAACAATTGCTGTTCGCGTTGAGCGTTGTAATCCTCAATCGCTTTAGCTAGAGTCGGATCAACCTCCTTTAATTGCTTAAATTCCGCAGAGCTGATTTCGGGATTGACATTGGGTCGCTGCTGAGCGGTTTGAGGGCGCTGGGCCGTCAACTGAAGCTGTAACTCTTCCCGTTGTCTGCGTTCTTTCTCGTATTTACCTTGATAAGCAGCAACTCGGCCCTGGTCAGAGCGGCGTTGATGTTCTAGGATTTCTGCACGTTTAGCTTTAAGAGCTAATTGTTCAACTTTATCTTTGATCTGTGCCTGTATCTCCTCCGGGAGTGTTTTAATAAACTCCAGAGGATCGGGCTCGCTGGGTTTTATGGGCTCTTGATGTGTGTCAGTAGGCGCTTGCGGTTGTGTCTCAACCGGAGCCTCCTGTTTAGTCTCAGGAGCAGCTTTTTCCTCGGCGGCGGCGGGAGTTTCTGTTTGGAAATCTCCACGGGTAATTTGATCGAACAGGGCTTGCCGTTCTTCGTCATTTATAGGTTGGTTCTGGGTATCATCCATGATCTATCAGTTCTCATTTTCCTGTTTGTATACTCTGTTGCGTAACCGCTCTATCAGCTTGATATAGCCTCGGTAGTGAGCGGTTTTCCTCATGTCCTTTTGAGGGTCGTTTTCGTCACCAATTTTTATAAATCTCAATGCTTCGTTCTCTAACTCACTCAAGTAGTGGTCAATAATTAACCACTCATGGCTGTTTGGGTTTATTCGTCGTTGCGAGGAGTCCATCCTGGAGTATCTTCTTCCTTGTTAAATGATGATCACTGAGCACCTTAAATTCATTGACCTTGGAATTCCTATCCTCGATCTGAATCTTCTGTTGTGCATTCACTTGTTTCATGCCGTGCTGGAAGTTCTGTTGCTTAACCTTCTGGTCGTGCACATGAACATTGGCTTCGATATGAGCCGCTTTCTGGGCGCTTTGCGCCTGAATCTTTTGCAGCTCCGTCTGAGCTTGCAACTGCGCCACCTGCACTCGAGCTTGGGATTCAGCGGGACGAGTGACGGTGTAATTCGCCATCTTCTCCTCATGATCCATTTGAGCTTCTTGGAAGCCCGTTTGAGCATCAAACTCCAACTGTTGTTTCTTGACTTCCACATCCTGTTGGCGAGCTTGGGCGGTGAGCAATTTGGACTGAGCATCCATGAAAGTAGGATCGGTTTGACGAGCCGCCTCCATTTGTTTCGCACGTTCTTGACGGATCTTTTCAACTTCCGCTTGATCACGAACAATGCGATCATAGGGGAGACGCATACCGGCCAAACGGGCCCGATACAGTTCATCTCCGTTCAACAAATCCTTCAGCTCTTCGCTCTGGGTGTACTCCATGCACAAACGCTCCAGATCCCGTTGTTCCATGGCCTTGGAGAGATAAGCAGTACTGGTCTTAACGTCGATATCGAAATCGCCCTTGATGTCCTCCCGAGGGGAGAATTGCATGAGCCATTCGTAGTACCAACGGATAATGGGTTTTGTGATGTCATCATCGTGCTCACGGGCTTTACTGGCCAGCACAGTGGTCGAGGACTTCATTTCAAGAGCGGCGCCGGTGGCACCGGCCTCTCCCATCGTAGCGTCTCCGAGCCCAGCGGAGATGAGGGGTATCAATGACTCTTCATTGCCATACTCTCGTGCCATATTGAGCACTTGAGTCAACATCTCCAAGTTATTTGGGGGATAAAAGAACTCAATTGCTTTACTGATATCTTGACCGTATTCCGACATGTTCCAGATCTTGCCCGGTTCAATCACGGGCTGACCGTCGGTATTCTTAATCATCTCTTGATTGATGGCGGCCTGCGGCATAGCGCAAAGACCGGCATTGTCCAAGACCATCTTGTACGTTTTGTTGACGACGCGCTGAGCGTCATAGAGCAATATAGCGCCGAAGCCAAACAAGCTGGATGGATCGGCTTCCCAGGTCGATACCGCAAATGGGAGACGATCTTCGCTCTCCAAGGTCTCAAGAGAGACCGAGAGTACTTTTCCTTGGCACGCATAGATAATGCAAGGATAGACATCGAAGGGATCTTCGAACGGAGGATTTACTCCGATCTGTTCCAACGTCTTCATTCCAAGATTGCCGTGGTATCTTAAGACAATGTACTTACCTTGTAGGTAATAGCTGTTGTCGTACAGAGAAGCACGGGAATGGAAGAACTCGTAGTAATCCGACTTAGGTGGCTCTTTTAGAAGCTCCACGATTTCGTCTTTAAAGAAACCATCTTGCTTGGCCATCTCACGAAGATCTCGGGGCGTACAGATTTTAACTACCGTAGCCCGCTCGGCTTCCTCAATCTTGAGTGCACGATAGTCCGGGAAGAATAACCACGGGTTAATTCGTTCAAAATCAGGACGTACCTCTTCAGACTTCTGAGTGACCCACAACGTCTTGCCATCCGATGTCTGGAGCTTCTGACGCCGTTTATTGGCCCTCTGACTGTTAAACGGTCCGTAATAAATAACGGTTCCGTAGGTCAGTTTGTCATCAAACCCACAACGGATCTTCTCGCCATAGTTGCTGTTTTGAAGACATTTCCAGATCTCCTCGTCCATCCGACGAGCTTTTTCATCGTCCTCGGCAATGACCTTGGCTGCCATCGCAGCAATCGTGGTCGTTTCACCATTGGGACCGGGAACCTCAGTGAAATTGCTCTGGTCATTGACAATATCGCTGGCTGGAATATTGACAATTTCAAAGTTTTTATCCGTCCCATTACCAAATTGCATCATCTCTAATTGAGCTTTGGCAATTCTTAATTTAGGACGGACAATATTAAATCCTGGTGTACGGCGATCTCCGCGACGACTCTCAGTTTTGTTTGTAGAGCCTGAATAAGGACGGTCTACAGGGCCGAAAGTGCGACGCTCATAGGTACTGGTGCCCAACCAAAGACGTTCAGCCTCTACCCATTCTTGTTCTTTGGTCTTACGATTGCGAGCATCTTCATTGAAATTAGCCTCGATCTCACCGACTAAACTTCTAAGAGCATTGTTGCGCTCGACACGAATCTGTTCCGCAGCCGCTTCGAGTTCTGCTGGGTCAACGCCAACTTCCGTTAGGATAGCCGCCATGTCCATGCCCATCATCATCGGTGAATTGGGATCGTCGTTGTTATTAATCATCGAATGAATAGGGATTCGTGCTGCTGTTATTGTTATTGGGTGAGAAATGACTCGGTGAGAACTTAGCGTGATTGATATCAATGACTAAGTACCGCATGGCATCCATTAAGTGATCGGTTTCTTTCTTAATCGACCCGTCTTCTTCGCGGATGTATAAACCGTATTCTTCAGTCCAATTGCGTAGTGTCTTAAAAACCTTTAAGCGTCCAGTAGACAGTCTGGAATAAACCGCTGAAATGCCTGCTTCTCGGGCATTATTCGCTTCTCGTAATTTCAAGCCCTCTTTGCGATACAGAGAGATCAGTTTTTGACCATCAATCTGAGATCGACCACGAGAGGCGGGATCGATCATGCCAGGCATCCAGTCACCCGCTACCGCTTTAATGGCTGAAGCGTGAATGACCGGTTCTTTCTTCTTACCGTAGTATTCGTGGTATAAGTAGATCGTGTCGGTATCGGTGTCTAAAGCTCCGAATACCGCTGCGGTCACATTCCAACCCACATCAAACCCGTACAGTTTCTTCCAATAGGGTTGGATCTGGATTGGATCAATAAGAATGTCGGCTTTTGGAATCTGATACACATTTCCGGAACCCATGGTGGGGTTACCGTTCATACGAGCATCTAAGAGATGAGGCGGTGTGGCGCGTCTAAACTCTTCTATGGTCTCTTTACTTATATGAGGCGCGTGTATCCATCCGGCCTGTACTACTGCTGCGTCTTTCAATCCAGTCCTTCGGTTAAATTCACGGCGATCTTCTTAAACTCCGTTAAGAAAGCAGTAATGCCGTGCAACGGTGTAAACGTAATAATCATGACTCCATTCTTAGTCATCAATCGCATACGACATTCATCCACAATGCGTACGGCGTCCTTACCCAGAGGTTCTTCGTCAAGCGAGATCCAATCTCGGGCCGTACCATAGAAGGAGGATGCTCCCTGTTGATACTGTTTAAAACTGATTCGACTGGTCTTGCCGGTTGGGGTATGTTTGACTAAGATCGTATCAACCGCACCACCCGAATTTGGCTTGATGGTGCAATCTAAGATGTTCTCTTTTGGGAGCATTCCTGTTCCCCATTGACCGGCAGGGCCTAAGAACTTCACCTGGAGCACATCTCGTACCGTTTGATTGGTGTCTCCTGCTACCCATCCATCGGTAGGCGCATCGAACACGCGGCCTTTCCACCAGCCCGGATAGATCCCAGTAGACCAACAACTGCCGCAGAACGCCGCTGCCTCAGACTTTCCGATACGATTGCCTGCTTGAAACAGGATTTGTCGATATTCAGCCGTAGCATCAAAAAAGAGCTTATGGCGTGGGTAATTCTCAATGCTGAGTGACGTTCCGCTCGGGAACCACTTCAGATGCCCCGAGTAATCCTGCAATTCATCGTATTGCTTAACCAATGCCAGGTAATACTTTAGGTCATTTGGATGAATCGGTTTGACTTTCGGAGACGTGAACGACTGAACAATGGATTGTATTTTTGATTGGTCGTTCTTATCTAATTTCAGATCATCAACAGAGAATTTCACGATTAATTTATTTTTGTACCTTTACCTGCGGCGGCCTTTAGAATCGCAGTAACTTGGGGTTGCATCTGCTCGATCTTCTGCCGGATCTCTTCCGGAGTCATATTGGCGATGTTGTCAACGTCCTTGGTGGTTGTCTCAGCCTTCTCCGCCCAGGCGAAGCGGTTCTTCATGTGGAGGCTGTACACTGAGGAGTTGAACGTTTTATCGTTGAGGTTTAGGCGACCTTGTTTGGTCCACCACGCGCGTTCAACCGTGCGTCCATAATCCACACACTTCTTGAATACGCTGTCATTTTCGTACTTATTGATGAAATCCGCCTTCGTGATCTGAAGGCCAGCACACACTTCCCAGTCATCAGCTCCAAAGCTGTATAAGGTCAGGATCTTTTCTGGGATGCTCAGTGAGTCAAACTCGGATTTTTCTTTCTTTAACTCGGTATTAGAAGCCATGCAACAGTGCTTGTATCGGTATTGTCAGCGGAGGTGATCGTAAACGAGACACCGGGAGTCTTCGCGGTGCAAGCAATAGCCTGAGGGGCCGTAACCGTTCCGAGCGTTTGGACGGTTAGGAATATGCTGTCATCAACGGATTTTAACCAAGGAGCCGGAACCACAACGGAACCGGCTACAAGGGTGGATTGTCCACTTTGACTGTTAGAACCAAAGAAGGCGAGACGATTTCGAAGATTCTGAAGTAAGGAGCGTTCTTGCGTTCTTAGGGTGGACATTTACTCAAATGCACGAGGTGTAATGAAAGTCTGCTGCAGCTTAACCGCATCAAAATCCGTACGCAGCACGGCGGCATTACCAAGCGTTTTCTGGGCAGCGGCACCAAACTTAACGCCTCCTGTGACTAGAGTCGAGTCAAGAGCATAAGTATGAGCCAAAACATTATTGATATAATAGTATATTATTTGAGGTGTAATATATATTTTGTAATATGTATCGTCAGTTGTAACCGGAACGGTTGTAGCAAAAGTGTCTGAGACACCAGCCGCACTGCTTCGCGTGAAACAAATCCAATTAGACGACAGGCTAGAGTCATAAATGAAAGTGGACTCAAAGACCGGCGGAGAAATAAAATCCAAAGTCGTACTGAAGCCGAACTTTAATTTAAACGCATCGCTTCCATTGGATAAGGTCAGAATCTTGGCACGCGTCTGAAAGTTCAAGGAGGCCGAGACCGTCCCAAATCCGATCACTCCATTTGTGATAAAAGCCGAATAGTCGCCAACGGTATGTACGCCAATCCGTTCCGCTCCTGGGTAATAGGGAGTACTGCCAGTAAATGCCACCCCTGCGGTCGCAGCTCCGGTGGTCACTTCATTGAAAGCGGTGCCGTCTGCGCCGTTTAAAAAATCCCAAAATTCATCGAGACCCGTATTTGTATTAATAGTCGGAAGAGTATTGCGGGTCGGATAAGCAGCTAACGATGTTGTCATTGATATAAATA